CAAACATCCGTTGGGCCTTATGGCGGATGGAAAATAATTAAAAACCCGAAATCAATAAAACAAATATAAAAATGACACATTGGAAAAAAAACTTAGATTCCGCTTTTATATCAGGCGAAGACCTTTTAAATGGGGTGGCATTAGGCAAGGGATTACAGCCTGAAATGGTTGTAACTTTAATTGACCAAAAAGACGCACAAACGTTTGACCAAAATAAACAGGCAAAGGTGACAGTTACCGGGCTGTATTTTAAAGACGCTACTGGTAAGCCTCTTTATAAGCCTGCAATCCTAAACAAAACCAATGCTAAATTCTTTGAAAAAGAAACTGGTACTTCTGAAATGGAGCAATGGTACGGGTGCACGGTTATTATGTTCGCTCAAAAAGACACGAGACATGGACACGTTGTTCGTTTTAAAAGGTTTGTTTTACCGTTACTATTGCCTGATTCCGACCAGTACTCAAAGGCGGTAACGGCATTGAAGGGTAAAACTGTTACGCTGGATCAGATCAAAAAGAAATACCAGATTAAGCCGGAAATTGAAACTAAATTATTGGAGGATTCTAAATGAAAACATTCAAAATTCATTGCTCCCAAATTGGCAAGATTATGGGGAGTGCAAAAAAGCCTGGTAAATTATCGGAAACGTGCCAAACTTTTTTAAAAGAATGGTATGCCGGCGACCGTGAAGAAATTTACAGTAAATACCTGAATAAAGGTAATTACGTAGAACAGGATAACATTGATTTTATGGCTTCCGTATTGGGTTACGGGATGTTAGAAAAAAACGAAACTATTTTTTCAGATGAGTATATGATTGGTACACCTGACGTTACTGTCCCGGACGCAGTAGCGGATGTAAAGTCTCCTTGGAATAATAAAACGCTTCACGACGCATTGGAAATGAATCCCGACTATGACTGGCAGTTAAGAGGGTATATGAGGCTGGTAGATAGACCAAAGGCTATTTTATTTTATGGACTTCAAAATACGCCGCCTGAGGTTAATAATGATTTTGAAATTATGTTCGATCATATACCGGAAAACGAGCGCTGGCATGGTTACACTATTACCCGTGACCTTGATATTGAAAAATCGATTGTGGAAAAAGTAATAAAGTGCAGGGAGTGGTTGGAAGAGTATGATAAATTTGTTAAATCAAGGTTGGGCAAATTGTTATGACCGGCAATCAATTAGGCGATTTTCGCCGTAAAATAGGAATAGGGCAATTTGAATTAAGCCAGCTTACCGGCTTTGCCTTTGAAGACATTCAGTTTCACGAATCCAAATATAAAAAGGAAATTCCTGAATCCCTTGTGGCTAAGATAAGCGAACTTTGGCCTATAGAAATCCCACCTCCAAATGAATTGCAGCCGGATAAAAAGTATCATAAATTAAGGCATAAATCAAACTATATAAAACGATGTGCGCCACGCCAAAATGTAGAAAGCCCCCAGCTAAAGGAAGAAAACTATGCCATGCCTGCAATAACAAGCGGTATCGTAAAAGGAATCCTGAGCGTAATGCCTATAACGTACAGCGAAACAATGCTAAGCGTCGGGGACATACCTTCAGCGTGTCTTTTGAATACTGGCTCCGATTCGTACAAAAGACTGGTTACATGGCTGGAAGGGGTATAACAAAGTATAGCTTGCACGTGGATAAGATAGTGGACGCATTAGGTTATGTAGAGGGTAATTTGCAAGTGCTTACCAATACCGATAACGTCCGAAAATATCTTGGTTATGAATTTGATGAAAAAGGGAAGCCTTATAATTTTAAGATAAAAAGTAGAGATAATGGCAAAACAGACGAAGACCCGTTCTAAGGAATTAACCATCAAACGCGTCGGCGAACTAATAAAGCTCCACAAGGTAGGCGTTAATTGGTTTGCTCGTTGTCCCTTTTGCTCAGACACAGGCAGACACTTCTGTATCACCCATGAAGTAAAAGACTATCGCTGCTTCAATTGCCCAGCTAAAGGTACGCTGGATGAGTTTTTTGTTCACTTTGGAATTGTGGATAAAAATAATCCAAACCAATTGAGTATTTAGTTATATTTGCAATAGCTTACACCGTATGAAGAAATTTAAAATATACCAATCCCTTAGCATAGCCCATTCGGGCGACGGTGTAAGCTACTTAGCTTTGTGGGTTGGTTATTTTTATTTATGATAGATGCCCAAAAACAAATTCTACTAAAAAGAATTTCAGATTTCGCAAACGACATTAGCACTCTTATAATGAGTGAAAAAGTCGAAATGATTAATGAAGCACGTGCTATTCTGCACGCTGAAAGCCCATTCAAGAATGAACCCGTGGATTTTGTAAAGTGGGTGCATTGTGAAGATGTTGTAGGAAATGAGTACAACCCTAACAAAGTTGCACCTGTAGAGCTTGAGTTACTTGAGATTTCTATACAAAATGACGGATTTACGCAGCCCGTAGTTACGTTTCCAAATAACGGAAAAATAGAGGTTGTAGACGGCTTTCATAGGACGCGAGTAAGTAAAGAATCTAAGATTGTTCGTGAACGAGTAATGGGTTACACTCCAACCGTTATAATCCGCAAAGAACAATCCGACAAAAACAACCGTATTGCCTCAACAATTCGCCATAACCGGGCACGAGGCAAACACCAGATCGATGCGATGAGTGAGATTGTATTGGAATTAAAAAACCGTAACTGGAAGAACGAGCGGATTGCACGCGAACTCGGAATGGATGAAGAAGAAATTTTGCGTTTATGTCAGATTACAGGATTACAGGATATTTTTAAAGATGACGATTTTAGCAAGTCTTGGGAGGCGTCGGATTCCATTGCAAATTATACACCGCTTACTGACGAACTAAATGCAGATGAGGTTGAGCATTACCGCACGACCAACACGAGCGACCCGGAGCGCATATTCCACACGTTTGATAAATGGGAGTGCCACAAGGCTGGTTTCTATGCGTCCGGTTTGGATGGAATGAAAGCGGTGGACTGTGAGCGCGGTTTTGTCGGAATATTAACCGATGACGCTGTATTCCGTATAGCATTGCAAGGTGTTTTAGATAATTGGCCAAATAGCTGTGAACATTATCTTACCAACAAAGCTATGAATCGAATCGCATGGTTAGGCCAGGCGGCTGTGTGTTATGCTACCAGTATTCCCGCAAAATTTTCTTCTGCATGGGAGCAATTAACGCCCGAGCAAATGGACCGCGCAAATCAAACCGCTCTCGAATATCTCAATAAGTGGCGTGAGAAATATGGTCGCGAACCGATTACCATGGAAGAAGCCTTATCAATTGGACGTCAAGTAAACATATATTAAGCTATGGCAGGAAAATTATATAACGATAAAACAGTATTGCAGGCTAGCCGGGAGAGGGTAGCACAAACTTTTGATAACTTTCAGCGTATTTACATATCCTTTTCGGGCGGTAAAGACAGCTCAGTAATGACCCATTTGGTTTTACAGGAAGCGCGCCGACGTGGTAGAGTAGTGGGGTTACTTATTATTGATTTAGAAGCTCAGTACGCTGACACCATTACTCACATTGAGCAAATGATAGAAATGTACGCCGACGTTATTGATTTGCATTGGGTTTGCGCTGAATTATTATTGAGAAATGCAGTTAGCAATTACCAACCTCGCTGGGTATGCTGGGATAAAGAAAAACAGGATGTTTGGGTAAGACCAATGCCAGAAAAAGCTGCCCGCTTAGATCAGTACCCATTTTACATTCCTAAAATGGAATTTGAAGAGTTTATGGTGATTTTTGGCGAGTGGTATTCGCAGCGATTAAATTGTGCGGCGTTTATCGGAATACGTGCCGACGAATCATTACACCGTTACCGTGCAATTACTTCACGTAAGGACGGTTTAATGTTCAATAATTGGAAGTGGTCCACTAAAATGAGCGCCGGATTATTTAATATTTATCCTATTTACGACTGGCGTACAGAAGATATTTGGGTTTTTCATGGCAAATACCCGGAATTACCGCACAATAAAGTGTACGATAAAATGATGATGGCCGGTGTTAAAATTAGTCAACAACGTTTATGCCAGCCTTATGGCGACGACCAGCGAAAAGGGTTGTGGCTTTATCATATTTTAGAACCTGAAACGTGGTATAAATTAGTAGCCCGTGTGAATGGTGTAAATAGCGGCGCTCTGTATATTCAGGAAAACGGTAATATGACCGGCTACCACAAAATCACAAAACCAGACGGCCATACATGGCAATCATTCTGCAATCTTCTGCTTTCCACTATGCCTGGTAAAACAACTGAGCACTATAAAGAGCGTTTCAAAAAGTTTATTAAAGGCTGGCAGGATCGTGGATATTTAGTTATTCCAGACGAAGCGCCGGAAGATCTGGAAAGTAAGTGTTGGGTGCCTAGCTGGAGGCGAATGTGTAAAGTGATACTGCGAAATGATTATTGGTGCAAAGGCCTTGGCCAAACTCAGCCATTCAGTGAAGCGTATGGAAAATTTAAGGACATTAAAGCTAAAAGAAAGTTGCAATCCCAATTATAATATTTATATTTAAGCCCACAAAAAACCCACGCCATGAAAACCAAATTTAAACTTATTTAAAAACTGACACCCTGAAAAGGCGGTATCTCCATTGGCGTGGGTGTGCTGCTTTGGAGGGGTGTCTTTATTATGAACCACCTAAGACCATACCAGATTTCAGCCATTAATGACCTCCGAGAGGCTTATAAGTACAATAAGCGTGTTTTACTGGTTATGCCAACGGGCGCTGGCAAAACGGTTGTTTTTTCTCAAATTTGCGCATCTGCTATTGAGCGTGATAAGGTGGTGCTTATACTTTCCGACAGGACGGAGATTTTTACTCAAACAATAAAATCAATTGCCAAGCATGAAATTCCTATTTGTAAAATAGATCCCGAAACAAAATATTTCCATAAAGACGCTAAATTATTTGTGGGAATGGTCGAAACTTTTAAGCGCAGGATGGACCAATTTGCGAGCGTTCCATTTGATTTGATAATTGTAGACGAAGCGCATAAAGCCGCTTTTAACAGGGTTTTTGATAAGTTTCCGGATGTAAGGGTATTGGGTTGTACCGCAACACCTGTCGGAAAAACATTACATAAATACTATTCAAAACTTATACAGTCTATTGACGTACCTGAATTGATTGAACAGGGTTACTTATCACCTTGTCGTGCTTATGAAATGCAGGATTCTTTTGATGACTTAAAAACAGATACGACTGGTGAGTTCACCGATCAAAGTCTGTTTTCTCACTTCAATAAAAGTAAACTTTACGAAGGCGTTATCGAACAGTATTTGTTAAAGGTTAAAGGCAAAAAAACATTGATCTTTAATTGCAACATCCAGCACTCTTTAAACACAACCGCTGCGTTTAATGCTGCCGGTGTAAAATCTTACTGCATAACCTCCCAAACATCGAAAGAAGAAAGAGATTGGATTCTAAAAGAATATGACCGGGGAGCGTTTCACGTTCTTAACAATGCCAATATTTTAGTAGCCGGGTATGATAATCCCTCAATTGAGGTAATAATGATTAATCGGGCAATGGGTGTTATAAATCCTTTTTTGCAGGCTTGCGGTCGTGGCTCGCGTATTTACCCTGGTAAGGATTATTTTACAGTAATTGATTTTGGAGGGAACTTTACACGCCACGGCCTTTGGGATGAACGGCGCACATGGTCCATAGCGCCTCCCAAAAAAAGCTCTCATAAAATAGGTGCCGCACCGGTGAAATCCTGCCCAGCCTGTTCCACCATGCTGCCGCCAACTCAAAAAGAATGCCCTTATTGTGGCTACCTATTCCAACCAAGCGAGAAAGAACTGGCAGAGGGTCGCTTGGTTGAGTTGACTAATAAGATAAGGGGCGGCATTCCTGGCCGTTACGTATCTGATCTTACAATACCTGAACTCATAGAATGTGAACGAACCGGTCAATTAAAAGCTACTTACGTGTGGCGAATACTTAGGTCGCGCGGCGCAATGGATATTGGCGAATATGCTCGTATAAAAAAGTACAAAGACGCCTGGGTTATTCGCCAACTCGAGGCCATTGACCACGAGGGAACCGTTCAATTTATGGATAAAAAAATAAACGAAATTCAGATGTTACCATAACTTTGTTGATAATTATCTACAAATCTATAAATTTTTTACATACATTTATACCCACACAAATGCTATGCTAGGCAAAAAATCAAAAACTTATTTAAGAAAAAGTCATTAACGGGAGGCATCCGCAACGTTCGCGTTGTTTGCCTAGCAGCTTTATTTGCCTCCTGTTTTTGGCGACTTTTATATTATGGAGCCATTTTTCACTCATACATGCCGTAAATGCGGGGTTACTGATGAAGCCAAATTTTACCATGCAGGCCCGCATTTAAAACAAGTTTGTAATTTTTGCGGTTTCTATGTTAAGTTTTTTGATAAGTCAAAAGTTCCGGATGTAAAAGAGATTAAACTAAAAATATTTGCATTAGCCGATAAGAATTTAGAGGCTATAGAGACCGGTAAAAAAGAAATTGGCTTTGTTTCCGGACTTACGGGTTTGAATGAGAAATTACAGTACTTGAACCTTTATTTGCATTTTAGATAACATATGATTTCATTTTACAACCGCTTGCCTTCTAAGGGCCAACCGCACAAATCGGATGGAACTATGTCAATTGATGACTTTATAAGCAATATAAAGTTTGGTAAGTGGCGGGAATTGATTGAGCCTGTAAGGGCCGAAAAAGACAAGAAAAAACGCGATGAACTTAAAAGAAATCTAATTTCAGTCACTTGTTCAGGTGTTTTTAATGAACGCCGTGAAGATGTTCTTATCTCTCACAGCGGATTTTTATGCATCGACATAGATAATTTTACTGATAAATCCAGAATTATCTCCGACCAATACACCTACGCCTGTTTCGATTCGGTTTCCGGATTAGGGTTTGCTGTCCTAGTAAAAGTTAATCCGAATAAGCATAAAGAATCTTTTTTATTTATTCAGAAGCATTATTTTGATAATTATGGAATAGTAGTTGACCGAGCGCCTCAGAATGTTGCCTCGCTTAGATATGTAAGTTTTGACCCCCTTGTTGAAGTAAACCGAAAGTCAAAAATATCCAAGGTTTTATATGAACCAAAGAAACGCATACCGTCGCTCGCAATAGTTTTATCTGACGATAAGGTAAGTGAATATGTAAAAGAGGCCGTGCAGCGCGGTCTTAATATTGCTGGCTCTTACTTTGATTATCTTAATTTATCTTTCGCCTTGGCACAGGGTTTTGGCGAAAACGGTCGCTCGTATTTTCATGCACTTAGTTCTCAGGACGCAAAATATAATTCTGTTCATGCTGACCGTCAATTTGATTTAGCATTAAAGCGTGGTAAAACAGGTGTAACTGTTGGTACATTTTACTATATGCTTAAACAGGCGGGGATTCAAATAAAAAATGATTCCAGTAAAGAGGTTGGTATAGTGGCAATAGCTAAAAAGGCAGGCCGAACAAAAGAAGCCGTTACTAAACAGTTAATTGAAATTAACGGCGTGAACGCAAAGACCGCCGCTACACTTGTTGATCAGGTTTTCTCTAGGGATGACATTACTCTTAAAACCGTAACAGTTGATCCTGAACGTTTAATAGAATCCCTGGTTGAATGGATTACTCAAAACCACCTGCTTCGCAGGAATTGTTATACTAAATTAATCGAAGAAAATGGCGCGGTTATAACTACTGAAAAGATGAACTCTATATACCTGCGCGCCCGAGCAGCATTTAACACGAGTGAAGTCACTTTTGATCTTATTAAGCGTGTTATTAACTCCGATTTTATTCCCACCTTTAACCCGATAACCGAATACATAGAGAAAAATTCTTATCGCAATTCCAACGGCAACATTCATGCGATAGCAACCACAATAAGTTCAGATACAAAAGGTAGTTATATGTTCCTTGAAAAATGGCTTTTGGGAATAATTGCCGTATACATGGGAAAGGCTGTCCGTTACCGTTTAGCTTTAGTTGGTAAGGGTAGAACGGGTAAAACGCAATGGTTTCGTAGACTGCTACCAACTGCTCTTAAATCCATGTATGGGGAATCCTCTTTAGATGCAGGCAAGGATGACGAGTTATTAATGTGCCAAAAATTGGTACTAATGGATGATGAACTTTCATCAAAATCCAGAGTTGATGAAAAAAGGATAAAAAACCTAAGTTCTAAAAACACATTTTCTCTTCGTGTTCCTTATGGAACCCATAATGAAGATTTTAATCGACTTGCTATTCTTTGCGGCACAGCAAATGAAACAGATATTATTACCGATAGAACGGGTAATACTCGTTACCTGGTTATAAACGTGGATTCGATTAATCACGCTGCATACAACGAAATTGATAAAGATGAACTTTTCATGGAACTATACCGCACATACCTTGAACGCGGTCCTGAATGTTGGTATCTTAACGATACTGAGAATGAAGTTCTTATCGAGAGTTCGGATTCACACGTAGAAATAAATCCAGAACTTGAATTACTTCAAAAATACTTCCTACCACCAACAGAACACGGGTTTTTTACTGAAATGACAGCTACCGATATTAAGGTCCACATAGAAACCCATTCCCGCCAGCAAATAAAATCCATGAAATTCTTTGGAATAGAACTTAAAAGGTATTTTGGTGAGGCCAAACGAACGGAAAAATCTCGATTATATCGGGTAATAATTAAGCAAAGCGGCAACTAAGCCGCTTTTTTCTTGTCAAGGAATTTTTACGTGTCAGGATTATATTATTGAATATCAGTAATTTGAGATAAGGCTGACAGTAATGACAGGAAAAAAATAATTTTTTTTTGTATAATGGAATACATATTATATTTATGTGCGTGTGTGTGTATATACGATTACTATATATATTTATATAAATATTATATTTTATTGTCATTATACTCTACAGGCCACGTTATTAAAGGCTGACATTAAATTTTTTCTTACGTCATTTTAACGTCATTCAATTGTCATGTGTCAGTACCGTATTTAGTCTTATATTTGCCATTATGCATTCAGAATCAAAAATCCAAGCCGACATCGTTCGTTGGTATAATAATGCTTATTGCCTCACCAATCACTCCCCACGCTGTATGATCCTATCCATCCCCAATGGTGGCACACGCAATAAAACAGAGGCTATTACACTCAAATCAACCGGCCTACTGCCAGGTGCATCCGACCTTATTGTACTGCATGGGCCACACCTGCTATGGGTAGAGGTTAAAATGCCAACCGGATATCAATCCCCTGAGCAACGAATATTCCAGCAAAGGGTTGAGGCTTTGGGGTATAAATATATTTTAGTGAGGTCACTTTTGGAATTTCAAGAAATAATTAGTAATTTAGACCGATAATTACGAATAATTACGAATGGGCGGGTGGCCGAGAGGTTAGGCAAAGGGGTATTCTACCTTCACATTGGTTCGAATCCGATCCCGTCCACTAGGCCTTATTTTAAAATGTCAAAGTTTAAAAAAAATAATCCAGGGAAACCTAAAGGGGCAGTAAACAAGCTAACCCAAAGCGCCAGAGAGGTGTTTAAAGCCACTTTGGAGAATGAGAGCGCTCATGTAGCTGACGCATTTAAAAAGGTCAGAGAAACGAATCCTGAGAAGTATTTAGAGTTGTTTAGTAGGTATGCACAATACTTCATGCCTAAACAATTGGATATCACCACGGACGGTCAAAAAATAACCACATTTAATGTCGGATTCAAAAAACCAGAAGATACCGGAGATTAATTTCAATCCTGAACTTTTCAATAATGTATTTTGGCATTTACAGAGATCGGTTGATAACCATCTTATCAGGTACATTTGGGTTTATGGTGGCAGCTCTGCCAGTAAAACATTTTCTGTAGTTCAATTATTGGTCATTAAAATGCTTCAGGGGCCAAACGAAAACTCATTGATCCTGAGAAAATTTGCGGTTGACATTCGGGATTCTATTTATTCTGATTTTAAGACGGTTATTACTGATTGGGGACTTGCCGAACTTTTTACCATACAGCAAAACTATATTCAATGCAAAACAGGGTCTTATGTCCGTTTTCGGGGCTTGGATGATAGCGAAAAGATTAAAGGGATTGCCGGCTTTAAGCGCGTTGTTTTGGAGGAAATAAGCCAATTTGATGAGGTTGATCTTAAGCAGATCCGAAAAAGGCTACGCGGACAGTCAGGACAGCAAATTATCGGAATATTTAACCCGATCAGCGAAGAACATTGGATTAAAGTGAATGTTTTCGATAAAGAAGTATTGACCGAACAGGAATGCGATATTGGTGGAATGTGGGTTAATGCGTCTGGTAACTTGGTGATAATGAAAACCAACTACCTGGACAATAAATACATTGTCGGGCCTCACTTTGTCGATCAGCACGTTATTGATGACTTTGAAAAGGACAAAATAGACGACTTCGATTATTATAACGTTTACGGACTTGGAAATTGGGGCCGGTTACGTACTGGCGGAGAATTTTGGAAGGATTTCAACACCAATCTTCATGTTAAGCCAAATGAATCTAACCAGCTTTTCGATCCATCCAGGCCCATACACATGGTTTGGGATAAAAACGTTCGGCCTTACCAGCCATGCGCTTTATGGCAAATAAAAATTGATGGGCCTAAAAAATATATCACTCAATTCGATGAGATAGCGTTTCCAGACCCCCGTAACCGAGTTCGGTATGTATTGGAAGCGTTCGTGGCAAAATACCCTCACACCCTTGTTAAGGGTTTATTTGTTTATGGTGACCGGACCGCAATAAGCGAAGATAGTACGAAAGAAAAAGGGGAGAATATGTTTACTGAGATTATTGGGGCTTTGCGTAATTACCACCCAACGCTCAGAATGCAGTCCGTTAACCCAAGCGTTGTTCAGTCCGGAAAATTTGTTAATGCCTGTTATCGGGCAAATGAAGGTGGAATACACGTAACCATTGGTAATAACTGCAAGAAATCAATACACGATTACCAGTATGCTTTAGAAGACGCTGAGGGTGGCCTTCAAAAGAAACGCATAACCGACAAGGTGACAGGCATAAGTTATGAAGAGTTTGGACATTTTTCAGATTGTAAACGTTATATCTTCACCGTTGCTTTTGGCGCTGAGTACCAAACTTTCTTAAAATCAGGAAAAGCGACAAAAATCACCTCTGGGAAAGCATTTAGCAAAAATATTTATTAACTTAGAGCCATGAGCGAAAAATCAACAATAAAAGCCAGGATTAAAACCATTAAGCAAAACAATCTGACAATGTTTCCAGGTGTAGAAAAAGTAAAGCAATGGCTATTTCTTAAAGGTATCTGGAATGCTACCCTGACAGAGGATAATGTGCTTTACATTGAAATCATACGTGGCCAAATGGTTAATAAAGAGCAATGGCAAACAATGAAGGGAATGGCCGCTTCTATGCCAGAGGCTTTAAAAGACACTATCGATGGTTTTTTCGCCACAGACTGGTCTAAATTTTAATAGCGCAAAAATAGCGCAAAGTCTTTGAGTGTTGGTTAAATTTGGGCAATGCCTTATTTAATACTCCAAGATTACTATTCCAGTATTCAGGATGCTAATTTGCAACAGGTCCTGGCAAGTGTAGACGCTTATCGATTGACTAAGCAGGCGACGGCTTTGGAGGAAATAAAATCCTACTTGGTTCAAAAGTACGATATCAGTCAGGAATTTAAGGAAACACTAAAATACAGCTATACTGCAACGTACAACGCGCGTCAGTTGGTTTATCTGGATGCTGATGCATTTAGCCATGCTGGTACTTATGCGCTGAACGCTGTAGTTGTTTATACCGGTAACGTTTATTACTGCAAATTAGCCGTCGTTACTCCGGGCGTTTTTAGCCTAACTAACTGGACGCTTTTAGGTCCACAATATTCATTTTACTACATCCCGTTACCTTACCCAGAGTTTGATTACACCGCGTTTTATGCTCAGGATGACATTGTATTTTGGGAAAATAAAGTATACACTTGTCTTAAGCCAACAGTAGTGCCGATCGCTCAACAATACGACACTTACTCAAAAGTTCCTTTTCAAAATCAATTTCCCGGAATAAAAGTAGATCAATGGAGTGCAGGTGTTCCCTACTCAGTATCTGGCTTATGGCCTACGGCAATCCCAGGAGATTTTACGGCATGGTCAAATGTGACAATTTACACAACTGGTCAGCGCGTCTATTTTAATTCGATAATTTACCAGGCTCAAGCCAATAGCACAAATATTGAGCCATGCACCGACATAACAAAATGGTTACCCGTTTCATTTATATCGGGCGACAACCGAAATCCACAATTAGTCGAATTAAATGTGCACATAGCAATTTACAAGCTTTCAACTCGAATTTCACCGCGCAACATCCCTGATATTTGGGTAAAGAACTACGACGATGCCATTAAATGGTTAAAGAATGCGGCCAGGGGCAATGATATAACAGCCAATTTACCGATGAAACAACCAGATCAAGGGTTTAGAACCCGTTGGGGTGGACACACAAAACAGCAAAATACTTACTAAATGAGCGTCACATCTCGTATAAAAAACTTTTTTGGCATCACCCCTACTACAATAGGCATTACTTCCACGCGCCCGGATAATAAGCACGATCTTAACCGGCATATTGTCCGGATGAAGTTGGACCGGATAAAGCAGGACATTGCTTTGTGGCGCGAAGCGATTAGTCAGGCTGAGAATGTTTACTACCCTAACCGTCTAGCCTTACAAAGGCTATACTTAGATACCGTTCTTAATGGTCACGTTAGGGCGTGTATGCGTGAGCGTAAAGATTTGACATTGCTAAAAGACTTTGAATTTCAATCTCCGAATGGTGAGGTCAATAAAAAGATTACAGACCTCATGCACGCCAGTTGGTTCTATGGATTAATGGAATTTATTATAGACGCTCAATTTTACGGTTACTCTTTGATTAACTGGACCGAGGTTGAGAAAAGCATTATTAAGGATATCCAAATAATTAAACGTTGGAATATTAGCCCGGACAGACTGCAAGTATTATCGTTTCCGGGCGCATTTAACGGAACTAGCATATTTGATCCCGCAGATGTTGATTGGTCGCTATGGGTGCCAACTCCTTCAGAAGATGGTATAAGTAATTGCGGTTGGGGATTATTGCGATCCGTGGCACCTTATGAAATTTACCTCCGAAATTTAATGGGCTTTAATGGCGACTATGTTGAAACGTTTGCCCAACCCTTTAGGCACGGAAAGACTGATAAAACAAATGGACCAGAGCGTGACGAGTTTGAAAAATCGGTAGCCAACATGGGCGCAATGGCGTACGCTATTACGGACCCATTGGATGACATAGAATTTAAAGATACTACCGGAGGCGGTAACGGATATAAATCCTACGAATCATTTCAGGAACGAAATGAGAAAACTATTTCAAAGCTCTTTTTTGGGCATTCTGATGCTATTGATAGCAGAACAGGTAAATTAGGCAGCGAACAAGGTGAAGATAGTCCTGTTGCCAAAGCAATACGCCGTACCGAGGCAAGGGACGCAAGATTCGTTGAAACGGTTATTAACGATTCTCTTATTGAGAAACTAAATAATTTAGGGTTTGGAATACCAGCCGGAACTAAATTTGTTTTACTTAACAACAAAGAGAAACACGAAGCGCAAGAGGCCGAAACCGCACAAAATCAAGCCGTAGCAACAGTAGTTAAAACTTTAAACGATTCAGGCTATGAAACGACGCCTGAATGGATCACTAAGCAAACAAATATTCCTATTACCAAAAAGCCAGAGCCAAAACCTGCAACAGGTTTTAATCCGGCTATAAAAAACAAATTGGAGGAAGTATATGGAAAGCTTTAAATACAATAGCGATTTATTGTTTGATGCAATCTACAAGGGTAAAGTGGGGCTTTCCAACCTTCCGGTAAACCTATATAAAAAGACTGCCAAATTTTTAAACAAGGCAGTTACCGGTCCAGCGGATGAACTTACAAAAAACCTTCACTACAGCATTTACATTTTCTCAGCAGCCAAAACCGCTACTCAAATTGCTGACATTTCCAGCATGGCAGACGGGGTTTCTTTATCTGAATTTAAAAAACGCGCAGCGGTCAGATTTCACACTTATAATGTGGACTGGTTGGAATCTGAATTTATTACCGCTAATACAGCGGCAAGTACCGCGGCAAACTACAAATACACCCAGGATAATAAAGAAATATTCCCGCGCCTAAAGTCAATTGCCATTATAGATCAATACACAGCCCCTGAATGCTACAGAATGAATAATGTCATTGCGGACGTAGACGACCCTATATGGAATCATAATCTGGCACCGCGTCACTTTCGGTGCAGGTGTAGGGAAGAAAGACTGGACAGGTACGATTCCACAAACAGCACCAGTACGGGTAAACTCAGGTACATACAGGCAGAGAATGATAAAGAAATATCGCCGTTATTTAAGTTTAATCCAGCTAAAGAGCAAATAATATTTTCTAAAAAACATCCGTATTACGAGATTGGGAAAGAACATCCCACGCTCGCAAAGCAGAATTGGGGGCTGCCTATTCCATGAAAAGTAACGCAAAGGCAGTAATAAAAAGAATTGAAGCCAAATTAAAGCGCGCTCAGGCAGAAATGCCGAAAGTTTTGGCGAATGAAGGTGTAAAGCATTTTAATAAAAACTTCACCACGCAGTCAGATGAGGGCCAAAAATGGCCTGAAGTAAAGAGGCGTGAGTCCGGAACATTTTCTTACAAATACCCAAAGAAAAGGTACCTTGCCAGGCGAACCAATCCTATACTGGTTGGTAAAACCCGCCGATTAAAGAACGCTGTGAATAGGTCAATAAAGTCTACTTCACAACGCCGAATAGTATGGGGTGTTTATGGTGATGTGGGTAATTATGGCTTTTTCCATAACTACGGACAGGGCCAAAAAAAGCGTCAATTCATGGCTATCACGACAAAACTAAAAATGGTATTGAAAAACAAAGCGTATAACGTATTTAGAAGTGTTCTGAAATGAAACAATTGTACCTAGGCATAAACGAACAGATTAGAACCGAATGCCCTCTGATAAAATACAGGGGGATGTGGAACAATCAGGTCAATGACTTGGTAGATAAGGACGGGCAAAGGGTTTATTCATTTCCCTTGCCCGCTACCTTTATTGAATTTTTAAATGATAATGAAGTGGATTCGGTTGGTGGCGGTGTTCAGATTTATGATCCTTGCGACATAAAAATCCATATTGTACATGATTTTTACGATGCTCAGGATGGAACAATGGAAGTGAATTTACAGATATTTGACATAGAGGCCCAGGTTCACGCCGCAATGCAATTATTCTCCGTCAAAGGCGCTGATTATGGAAGCGGGCCTCTTAGCAGGGTGAGCCAGGAAAGAGATTATGATCACAGTAATGTTTACCATTCTATTCCAACATACCGAACTACTTGGACGGATAATTCACAATCTCAACCGGTTGGCGGTTACGAAATAGACCCGCCTTTAACACTTGATTTAACAGTAGAAATTTTACCAAAATGGCAAGGACAGTAGCGCAAATAGAGCAACAAATAAATGATAAGATAGCCTCCATGCCGTCCTTAGCTGCCATTGTGCCTAATCCGTCCCAAGTGGCAAATTGGAAGACTTTTATACATTCAATTGCTGTGTGCATTGCGGTGTTTGAACAAATTATTGATGTTTTTAAATCAGAAATCGAGGCGAAAATAGCGGCCGGAGCGGTTGGCTCTGAGCCATGGTTACAGTCAAAGGCTTTTGAATTTCAGTATGACGCTACGACCCCTCAATTACTTGACATTGTTAATTTCGCACCAGCTTATAACCCAATCGATCCAAGTAAACGAATTATTACCAGGGCGTCCGTTAAGACGGTCGGGCGCGGCGTGGTGTATGTGAAAGTTGCCAAAAGTGAGCCGCCAGTAGCTTTGTCTACTCCGGAATTGTCAGCGATTCAGTCTTATTTTACGGATGGTGGCGATGGTACTTATGCCGGTAGATCGCGCGGGTTAGGCTTTGCGGGTATTGATGTTATTGCCCAAACGTTCAATGCTGATAAATTATATTTAGCTGGCAAGATTTATTATAACGGTCAATTTTCAGCCTCTATCGCAAACAATGTGATAATGGCCATAAATAATTACCTAGCTACGGGCATAGACACAGAGGGTGGAATCAGTTTGGTAGGTATAACAAATGCCATAGAAAGCGCTGAAGGATTTATAGACGTTTTACTAGACGACGTGGCTACCCGTCCGGACCTTGGCAGCTATACTTATATGCGTCAAAACAAAACAGATTTTATTCCAAATCAAATTACATACGCCGGGTACATTGTGGAGGAAACTAATCCAGGAAATACTTTTTTAGATAAATTAATTTTTGTAGCAGCATAATGCCGGACATATACGATATAAATTTTGAAACTCAGGAAACTAACATTTTACCGCCTCCAAAAAGGTTAAGAAAGATGTTTGACTATCTTTTTTCTATTTTATACCCGCTTCAATGGCTACGTGATTTACTTCTGGGCGATTACAAGACAGGTGCAAATTACCCTAATTACAATGCTTTTTCCGCTTACACAAAAGGTGACCGGGTGTTTTTTTTTGGAGATAAAGGGATATACGAGAGAACGGTAACCGGATCCGCTTCCGGATTAAACGGGCCGCCTTCCGATCCTACTAGGTGGATGAAAATTCAGTATATTTTTATTGGCACCGATGAGAGAATAAAATACAATTCTCAAATCATAATGCTTGAGTACGAGTTGAACAGGTATTACAAAGTTAGCACCACCGATCCTCAGATATTTATTAACAATAATTCTGCCCAAACGAACGTGTTTGTTATGGGAAATACTGGTCCGACCAGTTCGGCAATGGCTAACAATTCCAGTTTTTCAACTTCATGGATGGGTAACGCTCCTACTTTTCCAGCACCGCTACCTGATTTTACAGTAAACGTTCCAACCTCTTTACTGTCAACACTTGGATTGACTTTGCAAGACCAAATAAACAATGTGCGTCAATTTGTAGATAAATACAAGTTAGGCGGTATGACTTATAACGTAATAGCCTTTTAATATGAATAGAATAAACACAAGTTTCATCGTAGACCCAAACATACAACAGCCATTTACAGGCAGGTCTTTAAAGTTCTTACAAGATTCGGTTGAGAATCAACTTGCTTACGCGCTTATTGGCCTTATTGGGGAAAGCTATAGCGCAGCTATACCTTACGCGCTTTACGGAGTTGTACCGACCGGCGGATCAGTAACGCCTAGCGCGGTAAGTGGTGGGTATATATTTTATGATGCCAAAATCTACATTGCAGGGGTCGTACTTACACCTGTGACCACCGGTGCAACGTACGTATTAACTCAAACTCAGGATTCCGTTGCCGACCCTTTGGAGTTTACGGACGGAATAAGCCGGAACGTTCACGATAAATTCGCAATGGTATTGGTTGACCAGGCTTTAGGGTCTGGTACTTTTGACCTGCAAGATGTGGTTTACATAGTCACTTCGCCAATAGTTCAATCCATGCTGAATAGCTGGACTGGCACAATTACCTCAAAAAAGCAGATCGGTAATAGGGTCGCGTTAAACGGCGCTTCTTTCCGGGCCACCCCGGCAACAACCACAATGTTCACATTGCCAGTTGGATCGAGGCCTGCAACAGCAAAAAACATACCGGTTCATGTCTTATATGCAAGTACCGGAGGCTTAGTGGCAGATCAATTGATTGTGGCAACTAACGGAAATGTAAACATAAGCGGAAGTAATGCTGGTACCGGAAACACTACTGTTTATCTGGACGGGGTAAGTTTTGGGTTGGAATAGTCACGTGCTGCCCGTGTAAATAGCTTTATAATAAAAACCACTTCTATCCGTTAAAGGACCTGTAGTTTCTTTAATTATTTTTCTGTTAAGGGCTTTGTTTTCAATATAGAAATGAATTTTTGATACTTCTAAAGCGTCCCAATTTTCTGATTCAATGTAGTGCTCATAAGTAATAAGCGATTTTACCTTTTTACCGTCTTTATATTCAACTTTGGTTATCATATTTGGAACGGGATGACCGGTTACATTAACGTATATATCTTGCCAGTCGTACCCGGGAAGTGTCTTTAATTTCGGGCTAGTCACGGTGACGTCCCCAATTTCATTAGTTGTAACATTATTGAATCCTAGCGGTTGCTCTGGCTCCTTAATCTTCTTATTATACTCTTTTACCCGTGTAACAATAGCGCCAATTATAACGGTTAGCACTATTGCGATTATAAACACGGAGGCTACTATTGCGTTGGTCATTTTATCTCATCAGGGTTTAAAATTCGTGTTTCAATTGCCCTAATTCCCATCATCATTCATTTTATTTTGATAAATTCGGTGAGCGTTATATTTGTCAATTAAACTTTTCTTTTCGTGTTCCGGCATTGTTTTAAAAAATGAGCGGACCATAATATTACCGCACCTGGACATTCGATAATTTACTTTTTCGTACAAGTGAAATGCGTAGGCATCGAATAACTCTGATAGTTCAGAGCTGAGGTAAAGTATTTTTCTAACTTCTTTTTTGTAGGTTTTATTATTTAGCATGGGTTAAGGGTTTGACAAATATAATATAATAGCGCAATAAAACAAAATAATAGCGCAAATACAATTATACCGCCAAACAAAGCCTTTACCTTTAATTCGTGGAATTTAAATACACCATTGATCCAACTGCGGAAAGACCAATAATGCTAATTGACAAGCATATTGGGTATGATGAAGAAGATGGGGAGGGGATTATGGGAGATCAGTTTTCACGCGAACTTTTGTTCCTTGACACGCTTAACAAATCCTGTATTGACATATACATGAACACCCCTGGCGGTTCTGTGGTAGACGGGCAACTGATTTACAACACGATTCTTAAAACAAAAACAAAAGTCAATACTCACAACATTGGAATGTGCGCCTCAATCGGTTTACCGATATTTCTTGCAGGCCGTAACAGGTACATGATGGATAACGCCACCGCAATGCTTCACCCTTTATCCGGTGGAGATCACAAAAGCAGAACGGCATTAGAAACAGCGGTTAACACCATGTTTACGTCACGTTCAATAATCCCGGCAGAAAAAATCACCGAAATGATGAACCGTACTACTTGGTTAACAGCCAATGATTGCGGGCCTGAAGGATTAAACATTTGCGAGGTGGAATATTCCGGAAATTACAATAAACCGAGAAAAACACCAGACGCTGAGGGTATTAAGGCAAGTTGGAAGGATTATGCAAGCGTTGTTAATAAATTAATTGAAGAAAAAAAACCAATAAAAATGGCAAACATAAAAGTTAATAACAAATTGAAGCTCAATCCAGATGCCAACGAAGATTCACAGGTGGCCGCTATTGAACAAATTGAAAACAGGGCAAATACAGCCGAATCCAAACTAACCGCTTTGGAAGTGGAAAATAAGGCTAAAGTTGATGCTTTAAACTCTCAACTTGCAGACCTGAAAACTCAAAAGGAAGCTGTAGAGGCTAAATTAAAAGAACTTGAGGACAAGGATAAAGATGCTGCAAAAGTAGCAAACAAAGCGCGTGCCGAGGAATTAGTTAAAAATCTGGTTGCCACGGGCCGAATTGTTGATGAGCCGGAAATCGTAAAAGATTGGACAGACCAAGCAATTGAAAATTATGATCGTACCAAAAAAGTAACAGACGCGTTGCCGATCAACAAAAAGAAAGCAGCAATCGAACCGCCTGTCAATTTTCAACGTCAAGACCCAGAGGGCTCACAAGCCCCAAGCATCGATGTAAAAAATACAGGCGCATTTGTGGCTCGTATGAACGCAAAAATCTCAAACAAAGCACTAGAACGTTTTAAATAAATAAAAAACCATGGCTGATAGCTTAGTAATAAACGACACCACGTACGCCGGTACGTTTGCGCCGTATTTCATCTTACCGGCATTATATGGCATGGACACAGTTGACAAAGGCTGTATTAACGTAATGGATGGTATTAAAAAGAAAACCACCATCGGCACGCTGGATTTTGCAGCGCCATGGCAAGTGCGTGTTTCTAACCCGGTTGAAAGCGGTGGGAACATCGTAGTTGGCGCTCGCGTTTTAGATCCTCAAGATATGATGCTCTACCAAGAGTTCAACCCGCGTGATCTGGAAAGCCATTGGGAAGCTGAGAAATTAAGCCCGACCTTATTGGCAAGGGAATTGCCGGTAACGTTTGAAAACTACGTAACCGCGCTAATCGTGGGACGTGCTTTTGAGCAAAACGAGAACCAAATTTGGATGGGTTCGGTTAATTACCAAAACAACCCTTTTGTTTCAAAAACAGATACCCGTTATCAGTTACAGTTTTTTGACGGATTACTCGTTCAATTCCTGAATGACGTTTCTGTTTACCAGGCTCCAGGTCCAGTAGCTTTAACAGCAGCAAACATCGGAACCGCTTTGCAAACTCTATACCAAGCGGCAGCAACTAACAATAAAGCGTTACTTGCTAACTCCAAAAAATACCAACGCATGAAATTTGGCGTGTCGGTAAACACGGATTTGATATACGAAGAGTATCTGACCACTCAGCCTTACAAGAACAATAACACTACTGAGGCTGGTATTCGTAAATACAAAGGGTTTGAAATTGTGCCTTTGGCTGGTTTGCCAGACAATACCATTGTGTTCACAGAAATGATGAACTCAACCGAGGGTAACCTTAAATTAGGTTTAAACTCCGTGTCCGATGAAACTTTCTTACTAGCCCGTGTTAACGCAGCAAACGAAGCGTTTTTCATTAAAATGCTAGCTAAAATGGCGGTAAATTACGGACGCGCAGACAAAGTTTTCCTTTACACAACATTAACAACAGCATCATTTATCGCAACATCATAACCATGAAAAAACTATTATTAGCCTTTGCGCTCACAACAATTTTAGCATCATGCGCACTTGCACAAAGCACCAAGCCTAGATTCGGAATCACTAAAAATGACGACAATACTGGTCGAATATTGACTTTCGCGCTTATAACAACAACGGATGCGGCTCAAGCAGCTCTTGACACGGTTGTTATATCGCCTCGTTCTTGGGAAACAATCGTTCGTCCATCTGCAAACATTCAGGATTCAGTATGCTATAAAATTCCAACAGCCGGCTCTTATTCACTTGGAGATATAGTTGAGTTTATGGTAGCTAAGGGGACTGGTGCAGGAAAAATTAAAATATTCGGATCAAATGTAGTTTTATCTGGAACCACTATTGCAATTGCATTGGCAGCTAATAAAATGGCAGTAATTAGGTTGAGGTGGAATGGCACAAAGTGGATAGAAGAGTTTAGAATGGTTCAATCTTAAAAAATTAAATTATGCCTTACACCAACGGAGTTCGTTTTACGGAGTTACCAGGAATAGATAACAGGTACGTAGTTCCTTCTCGTCGATTTATTCAATTAGCTTACGCATCGACTATTTCATTAGTGCCGCAACATGAAGAGGTTAAAGTTTTTTTTAACAGATTAACCGGTAACATGACGATAACATCAAACGTAAATACTCCTTATGTAGGCGATAAATTAATCCTCTTCTTTCAGTCAGATGCTTCGCCAAGAACAGTCACTTTTAGTACAGGTTTTATAACAAATGCTACTGTCGTCGTTGCCGCTTCAAAAGAAGCAAATATCGAGTTCACATTTAGCGACAAGTCGCAGTCATGGGTAGAAACAAGTAGATTTATACAATCATAATGAGCGATTTAAGAAGCACGGTTGAGGCCGATCCAAATATTTTAGAAGTACATTTTGACACGAACGGAGTACACTATTTTCATGCCCGTAAAAAGGACGGTGAAATGTACGGGCAGTTTTTTAATGGGCTTCCAATTCTTTCAAGTCGGATTACTGAAACAAAGACTCGCGAGGAAGTTTTGGGCATATCCCGGAATTTTGATAGCGAAGATAAACAGGACTTTATTGATGAACAAAAGGGCGACAAAAAACGCAAAAGATAATGGGATTACCAAAGGTTAGGTTTATATTAGGACAAGGAGGATCAGGCAGGGCATCTACGAATTTTGACAACAATTCGTTAATGATTGCTTACTACTCTGCTACGTCTGCCAACTCTGCTTATGCAAATATTGGTAATAAAATTTACACATCTTTACAGGACGCGGTAGCTGACGGAGTAGTGGCTGACTTTGTAGAAGCAACGGCGGCAACTTCTGCCCAAGTAGTAGCTACATTAGGAGCATTAAACGAAACAATCGCAATCACTTTTACTAATTGGGACGGAACCACAATAACGCTCGCCAACTACACTAAAGGGGCCGGCGATACTACCGTAACACTTCAGGCTACAAGTATGGTGGCGGCCGTCAATGCTAATACGTATGTTACGGGATTTAGCGCTACGGTTGGGACTTCAGGGGCTTACACTTTAATCGCACCTAAACGTCTTGGGATATGGCCTAACACTAAATCTGTAGTAAACACAATCTCTACGGGAGGCACATCTGTAATAACAAACAACGCTTTTACCGGAGGCACCGCTTCACCACTCGCTATTTTTAACTATCAAATTTCTGAGTTTTTCCGTCGTCAACCAAACGCACCGTTGTATTTCGCTATTAAACTGGACACCAGTTCTGATAACGCAGCGGCTTACAATACGAAGGTTACAGCGGACGTAATTTCAGTTTCAAATTTATTTACAGGTCGTGCGCGTCAGGGATTGGTTTACAATCCATTCAGGACGTTTGCAACTTCCACGCTGGACGCTATTAAAACAGCGCGCACAAATTTATTTAACTCTTATATCCCCGCTGTATTTGGTTACGTGGGTGGATTTACAGGCTCATTAAGCGCTCAGGTTAATGTAAGAACATTGACAGACGAAGGGGTTGACCCTATTATTGGTCAGTCGCTATCCGGTTACGGACTTGAATTAAGCAAAACACAGCAATCAGTTATTTGCTCTGGTGGGGCTTATTTAGGTGATCTGTCACGGGTGGCTGTATCAGAATCTATTGGCGAACCAATAGCTGAAAACAACGTATCGGACGGGACAGAGTGTGAAACACCTGGATTTTACGATGGTACGACTTATGACTCAGCTACGTCTACCAACGACACACTGGTTGACCAGCTTTATGATTTTGGTTACACTTTTTTAAGAAAGTTCAAAGGCGGTTACAATGGCACTTATTGGGTAGGCGCACCTTGCGCTGTTAACCCAGCAAGTGATTACGCTTTTATGGAAGACGTTCGCACGATCGACAAGGCTATACGAGGCGTTTATTTGGGAATTGTACAAAAACTCAACTCAAAAAACAAAGTTAACCCGAACGGCACTTTAGCGGTTGCGTCAATAGCGGATTACACTTCAAAAGCAAGTGCGCCATTAGATGCAATGGTACGTGATGAGGATTTGAACGATTTTATCGTGGAGGTAAGTGAAACTGAAATTGTTGCACAAACGTCAACCGTTCCAATTACAATATCATTACAGCAACAGCCATTAGGCCGCTACATTACAATTACAATAGGATTTAAAGCAACATTATAAAATGGCAACAGTATTAATAGGGGGTACGGCATACGCTTGGTCTAATTTAAACAACATTGCATTTGGAGTTCCTGTTCTTGGGATCACGGCCATTAATTACGACATTGACCAGGTTAAGGAAAATAACTACGGCACCGGAATTGACCCTTATAATCGGGGTTATGGTCAAAAAACCTACTCTGGAACCATTACTGTTTTCCGTGAATGGTGGCAGTCGGTTATTAATGCGGCACCAGGAAAACAACCTTTAGATATTGCTCCGTTTGATTGGACAATTGCATACGGTAATTTAGGTACACCAATTATTACCGAAACTTTACAGGCATTTGAATTTACAAAAGACGGAATGAAGGCCGCGCAGGGTGACACTAAATTGTTAATGGATATTCCATTTATTTTTGCAGGCATTAAACGATGAAAGAATTGACCACCGAAGAAATAGCGGCTAAGACAGCAGCAACAATAAAACAGGACGATGCTATCCGGGCGCAATACAATTACGTTCGTAAGGCTGTAAACATTGACGAAAACGGAGTAGAGCATGTGGCTTATTTTAAAACACCAAGTAGGCTTATCATTGGAATTGCATTAGCCGAAATAGATCGCAATACGCTTTTGGCTTGTGAGTATATTTTTGACGAAACTATTATAAAAGAGGTTTCGGATGTTGATTATTTTAGGAATGACGATGCCGTATTTATGGGGCTTACCGCCATGTTACAGTCACTTATCCGTGTAAAAAAAAGCACCTTTACGACCTAATAAACAAAGAGGAATCACTTTTAAACGAGTTAAATGCAATAGGTTGTGATACAGCTTTATTGCATTTCTTTTTTAAGGAGAACCCTGACAAGTGGAGCGACGAAGAATTTGCAAGATACAGGGCTAGATTATATTACGCTCTCGACGTAATGAAAAGCACCCGATTAATATAAAATGGCTGAGAAAATAGAGATAGTTGCCGAGTTAAAGGACCTTGTAAGTGGTCATTTAAAAGACATTACCAGCCAGGTAGATAGACTTGACAGTTCTTTAAAGTCAGTTGGACGTGGCGGCGTTTCCGGCGGAGGCGGAGGCGGCATAATGGGACAGGTAATTGGGGCTAACCTGCTTACCGGAGCCATTGAAAAAGCAGCAGGGGCCACATTTGATTTCTATAAAGGATCTTTAGACGCATACGGTCGACAGGAACAATTTTTAGTTTCACTAAAAACGCTCTTTCAAGGCAACGAAAAAGAGGCGGATGTTTTAAACTCCAAACTCTTAACATTAGCCAAAACGACCCCTTTTGAATTAACGGAAATACAGGATGCTACTAGGATGATGATTGCATTAGGTAGCACTTCTGGAGGTGTGACGAAAGAAATCAGAATGCTCGGAGACGTAAGTTCCGGCATGGGTCAATCAATAAAAGAGATAGCGTATTTATACGGTACAGCCAGAGCTCAGGGAAGGTTGTACGCGCAGGATTTCAATCAGTTTACAACCAGGGGCGTTATAAACATAGATAAATTTGCAAAACAATTAGGAATAGGAACAAACGAAGTAAAAAAATATGTTGAAGACGGCAAGGTTGGATTTAAAGAGGTAGAGAAATATTTTCAAAACGCAACCAGCGCGGGCGGCCAGTTTTTCAATATGATGAACGAGCAGTCCAAAACTCAGGTTGGACAATTGAGTAACCTGTCCGATGCGTGGGATCAGTTTAAGTCTAGTGTTGGCAGTAGCTTTAGTGAGGCATACAAGGGCGGTATCTCGTTCCTAACAGAGCAACTTAATACGCTTAACGATTTAATGATTGACGTTAACAAGAATTTCAAAACGTTTGAAAAGGCTGGGGTAGAAATGAGTGCTTTTGAAAAAGCGTTCAATTTTAAAGATGTTGGCGAATTGGTTGGGCTTAAAAAATACACAGACAAAGCAATTGATTACGCTGATACCGGAGATAAAGAAAGCGGAATTGCTGAGCGCGGCCTGCAGGCTTATAAGAAAAAATTAGCAGAGGAATACAATACACAGAAATTGCTGGCTGAAACAAGTGGAGAGGATGGGCCGGATGCTACAAAGTTTTTAAGGCAGATAGCGGTAATAGAAGATGCCTTGGGTTCAATAAAGGAATCGAATAGATCACGCAAATCCGAGGCCGACGCTAAAAAAAATAACGCAAAAGAACCGGCGAAACTTGAAACTCTGGCAAAACAAAACCGGCAAACCGTGACAAATGTTACCATCAATAATTTAGTCGGGGAATTAAATAATATTTTTCAAAACTCAGAACAAGGTTTTAAAGCCTCTCTTTCTGACATGGCCCGTGCCGTATCTCAGGTATTAACCGGGGCTGTAAATGATATTTCAGTATTAGATCAAAGATAATGGCAGAAAAGTTAATTATACCAACCGCACCTTTACAAAGGGTAAGCCCTAAAATGATTATTTCATCTTTTGGATTACCTTTTTTGCAAACAGAAATTTACAAGGGTAAAATTGGAATCACGGCGAGGGATGAATCTCCAATAAAAAGAAAGTCAGCGCTTGGAACTCCTATTTTTTCAGACCTTCAGTTTTCAGATGCCGGCGGACTAAAACACATACCTGTTGATGTGGCATTGTACGATGTTCGTCAGGCTAAAAACATAGTGCGAACATCTATAAATGGCCGTGACGGTCAAATTAAGCAGTATCTAGGACTTGACGACTACGAAATAACAGTACGGGGGGTGATAGCCGGGGCAAACGGCGTTTACCCTTGGGATGCAGTTAAGAACTTGGCTGACTTTTTTCGATACGAACAGTCTTTAGGTATTGTAAGTAAATATCTGAATGAGATTTTTGATATACAGGAAATCGTGGTTAAAAATTTTAGTTTTGAACAGCCAGAGGGTAGCCAATCTTATCAAAAATTTGAAGCGCTTTTATGGTCCGAAAAACCAGTTGAGATTTTAATACAAGAGGGCAAATAATGTTTGGAGTAATAAACATAGTCACCATAACGCAGGTATCTACTACGCAATACCCCGGGCGGAACGATGTATTTACGTTTAATTTCCTGACCAGCGGAAACGGTGTGTCTACCTGGGCGCATCTGACTGATACCTTTACATTGGTGCTGCCACGTAATATTTATTTTAGATACGAATCTACCGGCACTACTCAAACGTGGAAAGATACTCCGGTGTATGGCAATCCAAAAACGCAGCCTTTGGTATTGAGAGGGGATAAAATAACTGTTGACATTGGCTATTCTTATTTTAAGCCAACTCAAGGGGACAGCTTTGACAGGACGCAGGTAGTTCAAAAAACGGCCCGTCGATTTTCTGGCTACATAACCAAGATTAGAAACGATTCACCCATGCAGTTTGAGTGTCAAGACAATATGTACGCGCTTAAACAGACCAAGGTTGAAAATAAAACATGGAATGTTGACGGGGTGACCTACACGTTGGAAACAATGCTAAAGGAAATGCTCAGTAAAAGCGACTTCCCGGACGCTAAAAATTTCACTATACGGACCGATAATTACAAACACAATATTGGAAAATACCCGACGCAAGGATATACAATGGCTCAAGTATTGGACGATTTAAGAAAAAACCACCATTTAGAAAGTTTTTTTTATGGCAACGAATTGCACTGTGGAATAATTCGTTACTATCCAGAGGACCGGGTTGAGCATGAGTTTAATTTCCAAAAAAACATTGTTGGTGACAATCTGGATTACCAACGTGCCGACGATGTTAGGATAGGCATTGTGGCTAAGTCAATAAGCAAGGTTGAACTTGTGACCACTAACAGCGCTGGCAAAAAAAAGACAAAGCATAAGGAGATAAAGGTAAATGTTGGGGATCAGGACGGAGAGATTAGGACTTTATTTTTTTGGGGAATAACGGATCCAGTTGAACTAAAAAGGCAAGCTGAAGCAAAGCTGCCTTACTTAAAATATGAGGGTTTTCGCGGCTCATTCCTTACTTTTGCATTGCCATACGTTAAACATGGGGATTCGGTTCGTTTTATAAATCCGTATATCCCAGAACAGAATGGCACTTATTTGGTAAAAAAAGTAGAAAATATTGACACTAACGAGCAGGGAGCCATGCAAGAAATATTTTTGGATATAAGAATTGACGGATTAACCGGAACGCAATTATCGGACTTTCAATCTAATGGAATATGAACTCAGAATCAAGGGAAATACAGGACGCTGTTCAAAAGTTGGCGGGGACTTTTAATAAAAAGCCAACTGTAATAGTCACGGGTGAAGTTAAGTCCGTGAATAAAGACACTCGCACATGCACAGTTGAAACGGTATTAAGCGAAGCAACAATATTAATTGAGGTAAATCTTTCCGCTGAACAAAACGACGGGTATATACTTTTTCCGGCTATTGGCAGCACGGTCATTGTGGCAATGATGCCGGACGGTGAAAATTACGCATTGGCTTTTAGTGATATAGATGAGGTGCTGTGTTATGTGGATAACCAAAACAGTTACACTTTCAATGCTCAGGGATTTGTATGGAATACGGGGGCTTTCGGTGGCATGGCGAAAACCGGAGTATTAGCGGCGCGATTAAATTTACTGGAGAACAAAGTAAATTCAATACTAATAGGTATAAACACAACATTTGTACCTGTTCCCGGAGATGGTGGAGCGGCTTTAAAAGCCGTATTCTTAGCGCCCCCACTTGTTACGCCACTCACAAATACTACACAGGCTCAAATTAGTAATGATAAAATAAAGCATTAACATGGCAACACTAGCATACGATTTTTTACAGGATGAGGATGGGGATCTGTTGATTGAAAACATGGACTTCGTAATTGGCCCGTCCGATCAACAACACGTTAAAGATATTTTAGGAAGCGTGCCGGGGTGGTTTAAGAAATTTCCATTGGTAGGGATGAATCCTTACCAGTACCTTAACGGAAAAGCCAGTCAAACGGCCATTAACCAAAATGCCACAATACAGTTACAGTCGGATGGCTATGTAAAAGGACCTGGTGGAATAGAGGTAAAGATTGAATCTGGAATAATTGACATAAGCGCTGTAGATGTTTTCCGTCCGTAAAATACAATCAGGGTTAACCCTGTATGACTATGCAAATGTTTTGTATGGTGGATTTGACAATATTTTAACACTCATTCAGTTTAACCCAAAACTGGAATCGATGGATGTTGATTTAAATTCATTTGCCACCCAGGAACTAACGTACGATACTGGCCTTTATCAAAACACGACCACGCAAATACAGTTACCTGTTACTCCTGCTGCATCTACCATAAAATACACTTTAGGTAAAGATCAGCAAAATTTATACGACCTTAATTTAATGGCCTATTCAGGATTCGATAGCTTCGTTAAGTTTATGCTCGACAATGACATTAATAGCGCAAACAAACAAGATTTAGCTTTTAAAAATTATAAATTTGATACTAATTTTAACAAAGATTTAAGTTTACTCGCTATTGCTTCAAAAAAAGGGTACGTTTTCATTTCAGGCACCTTAAACGAACCAATTGTTGAGACTTATTACCGTATTTCCATAGCCGGAAACAGACGTATTTCAGGGCCGGGAAATTACAGGATTTATAGATAATGGATAAACTAATACCAGATTTAACAGCAGCGACATTACCACTTTCAGGTACTGAGCAAGTAGAGCTTTGGCAAGGCGGTCCAGAATCCGTACAGGCTACTTTGAGTGACGTTGCCTCGTTAGTTGGCAGTTCATTTGTTCCCTACACAGGCGCTACGGCCGATGTTGATATAGGGTCGTTTCGGTTAATAGCTGGATCAATTAGAGATACCTCTAAAACACAAGGCTCTATTTTATTTGCAGGCGTGGGCGGCATATTATCACAAGATGTAGCTAATTTATCTTTTGACGAAGCTAATAATATTTTATATGTAGGCGGATCGACAACTTTAAATGGACAATTGTTGTATTCTTTCGGGTCTCCAGGATTAGGTAAAATACTTACTTCTGACGCCTCAGGTAATGCTACGTGGCAGAATGCGCCATCTGGTTACGCGAGGTCTATAAATACAATATCTAATAACACGACAGCAGGATCGGCAGCAAGTACCGATTACTACTATGAATGTACCGCTAATCTTACCTTAACGCTTCCAACCGCAATTGGAAATACAAATGAATATACTATTAAAAATAATGGCGGTATCACAACTGTAAATACCAGTTCATCACAGACAATAGATGGTGCTTTGACGGCTGTACTTAGTACTTTATACGCTTCAATCACATTATACCCAAGTAACGGAAATTGGTTAATAAAATAAAATTATGGCATACAATCCAATACCAACAATAACAGGAGTTCCAGAAGATGGTCAGGAAGGGGTAGTAATAAAATCAGCCCCGCAACACGTTTCGCGTATTGGTTTCACTAAAGTAGTTTCAAATGGAGTTGATACTGAGTGGGGGGCTTTAGTAGGGTCTATTGGCTCAGGCATGGGCGTAAATCAAACAGGCGGCAATCTGGTGATCACATCTGGAACAACCGCACGTTCTGAAACAATAATTCGATCAGACGCATCATGGAAGGGCGGCGTTAGAATGAGGGTGAGATCTTTTTTATCTCAGAGGATTGCAAATAATAACTTCTTTGCCGAACTCGTGGACGTTATTGGAGATGGACTAACTTATTCCATAGGTAGCGCAACTGCCATTACTGTCACTATTCCATCAAATCCTTTTACTACGGACAATGTAGGTCAATCAATGTATATTGGAGGGTTTAGTGGAACCGGTACATTCTTATCAGGTCGTTACCCAATAGCTTCTGTAAGCGGAAATGACGTAACATTTACGGTATCTGCTTTTGCGGTCGGAACAGGAACGTGTTCATTATTTGGATGGAACTATTACCAGTTGCTTTATTCTGGAACAACGGTAACAAACGCTTTATTTGACACTCAGAGAAAAGGATATGCAACCGGATTTGGATCGCCAGCTACCATTAATACCACCAATACTCCTGGACATATTGCGATAGTAACAGGTAATGATTTGGAATCTGCGTTTTCAGATAAATTAGTCGCCAGCGTTGCAGGAACGGCAAACGAATTAATAAGAGCTACTAGGTCAGAAAATGTGCCTGACGATGCAACCTTAAGAATGCAGTTAAGGATTGTTAACGGATCGACAGCTCCAGCGTCGAATACAACATGGACAGTTGGGTTTATTTCCGTTTCTAATTATGCAGCACAGGATATATCTATTAGGGATGTTAGAACTTCTAGCACATCGCCGTTGCCCATGGAGTTATTGCGGTCAATTTCTTTGGCGATATCTTCGCTGCCAACTTTGGCAACCGTTACTACAGTTGGAACGGTTTCATCGTCTACCCCGGTAACACCTACCGTAACCAACGGAACTATAAATAGTGGCGCAAGTACAAACGCCACGCTTATAAAGGCTACAGCAGGCACCTTGTGGTCTATTGTGATCACAAACATAAACGCATCAGCCAGGTACGTAAAACTTTATAATTTAACAGTAGCGCCAACAGTAGGAACAAGTACGCCTGTTTTAACAATTGCCGTCCCTCCAAATGGAACAATCCAGGTAGACGGTGGGGCAAACGGATTAAGATTTTCCACCGGAATTTCACTTGCAATAACTGGCCTTGGGCCAGATTCAGATACTACGGCAGTTACAGCATTAGAAACAAAGGTAATTTTAAACTATACATAAAAAAAATGGCAACCTACACAGTAACATCAGAAGGCGCTCCAATTCTGCCTATAAACTTGGAAATTACGTTCCCAGTTAACCATACGGTTAATTTGGTTGATGCTGTAATCAGTAATAAATCAGGCACAGAATTAGAGGAGCAATTCGAGGCGTACACGTTAAATGTGGAAAATCAAACAAAAGAAAGTGCTGATTTTTCGACGCAAGATACCGGCAGAAATGGAACATTTATTCTAACCGAAACAGGCCCAGGAGCCGAAGGGTATACTCAGTACAATTGCGCTATGACTTTTACAATCGAAAACGCAGTAGTAACCTTAGAACGTCAAGTGCAAACAGATTTAACTGGTACTGCCAAAGATACATTTTTGGAAGATTATGCAAATACGACAGAGGTTAATTATTTGGCAGAGCGTCCTTGGATTGCTTTGTAAGATAAATTATTTTATTTAAAAGATTACAATTTAATTTTAAAAATATCTAATTCGAATGTATTGGAAGCAAAGCTGTAATAAAGCCCCCAATAAACGTTTTGCGACTGCGCGCTTATAGACTGTAACCCAAAGCAAGTTGCAAATTGTC